AGCCCTGCCAGCATGTCGTTCAACCGCATGCGTTCGACATTGGCTCGCATGAACTGAGCCTCGAACATCCGCTTGGGGTTGGCCAGCAGAGAGCGGCGCTGCTCGCGATCCGTCTCGCTGGTGAACACATCGCTGGCCCAGCCGAACGTCTCGGTCACCCCGTATCGCCAGTTCGGAGAGAGGGTGAACACCGGAAGGTCAAGGCGTGGATCGCTTCCACCAAGAAGGCTGGTGTCAGGGATGAACGAAGTATCCCAACGCCAATCGGTCGCCGTTGACGCGTACACCGTGCGGCCAGCCCGCTTGATGTTGATGACCGTGTAGAGGGCTCCACCCAGTGTGGACAGCACGGCCTCAAGGCGCAGCGTTCCGCCCTGAACGTAGAAGTCAGCCTGTGCCGGGCTGCCAAGCATCGAGCCGTAGGCCGCCAGGCGCCGCAAGGTTGACAGGTCTTCCCCGATCCACACGGAAGCAGCCCCTGCCCCGTTGACGCTGATCGTGTACGTGCCTGCCGCCAGGTTGATCTTGCGGCTCAGGTAGTACGTGCCGGCAGGGGTCGAGGTGTGAGGTGAGTTGACAGCCAACGCGACTTCACCGTCTGTGAAGCCGGCCGCCACCCCGGCATCCGGGATGGTGATCGACAGGACGTTCTGAATCGGCATCGGCTTACCCCAACATGCTCTTGATGGTAGCGCGGTTGCGACGGATGAACTCGATGCTCACATGGTCGCCTTCTGCGCTTGCCATGGCCTCGGGCACTTTGGCACGATCGTCAACCAGCACCACGCGAGTCCCGCGACCAGCAGCACCACCTTGCGTGCCGCCGTTCAGAACATGCCTCTGGTCGTTGCGGGTCACCACCTCTTCGTTCTTCTGCAGAACGCGCATCACTTCGTCGTTCTTCAGCCCCACCACGCCCCCAGTGTGCATTTTCGGGATGGCCTGTGGCATGGCGAGCGAGAAGCGGGCAAAGCTGCCAGACGGGCTGCCGGCCATGCCGCCAGTGTGCTTCTTGCCCATCGAGCCTTCCATGGCTGTCCCGATGGCCACCGCATAAGGATTCCCGCTGCTCTTCAAAGCCTTGATGATCTGCAGCTTGATGATGTAGAGCGCCGCTTCCTTCAGCATCTGTGCGAAGCCCATCACAACGCTTCTGGTGAACGACTTGAACCCCTCGCTTGCCGTCTGCTGACCAGCGATGATCTGCCCGATCGTGTCAACAATTCCGGTCAATGCGTTCTGCAGGGCACCGGCCGCACTGCCAATGATGGTCTGCTCGAAGTTCGTGAACTCTTGCTTGGCCGTCTGCGTTTCCAACTTGATGCCTTGGACCTTCATCCGAAGTTGCTCAAGTTGAAGCAAGGCCTGCTCGTTCGACGGGTCGACTTGCGCGCGAAGGATGTCGATGTAGGCCAGCAGTGCGGTCGTCTGTTCGAGGATCTGAGCCCTGAACGCACCGTTGATGGCATTGACCTTAGCAACGGCCTGTTCGTCAGTGAGAAGGCCGAGTTCCTTCAGCCGCTGCACCTCTTCGAGCAGCATCTTGCGCCGCTCAAGCGTGGTGTTCAGATCCTGCTCGCTGTTCGCGACGTTGGCTTGTGCGTTGTCACGTTGCGGCTGGTTGGATGCGGCTGCCGTGTTCAAGCGGGTCATCAGCGCATCGAGTGCCGAGCCGTCAAGGAACTCCTTGCCAAACTTCTGAGCGAAGTCGCGCATGAGGTCGATGGCACGCTCGATGCCCATGCCGAACGTCTCATTGATGTCCGCCACACGTTGCCGGTAGGTGTCCAAGCCGATGGCACCACCCTCCAGAAGCGCCTTCTGTTCTTCCAGCTTGGCAGTCTTGAGCGACTGCACATCGGCAAGGTTCTTCTCCAGCCGCTGCAGTTCCTCGGTCTTGACCTTGATCGCTTCAACCTCTTGGCGTTGACGGACGAAGCCCTCCATCTTTGCCCGCAGTCCGATGGCAGCCTTCGGGTCCATCTTCTCCAGCTTGCCGATCTTCGACATCAGCGCGTCGTACTCGTGCGCGATGGCGTCCATGCGCGCCTTCATGCGCTGCTCGAAAGTGGCGGTCGGATCGAGCTTCGTTTCTTGGTTCTTCAGCTTGTCCTCGACAGCCGCCATCTCACGAGCGATGTCTTCGATCAGTTGTTTCTCTTTGTTCACCCGGCCTTGCGTTGCGCCTGCCATCTGGTTCTCGAACTTCAGCTTTTCGTTCAGGCGAACCTGTGCGATCTGCTTGTCGATGCGGGCAAGCGTCTCGCCCTTCATCTTCTCGTCCTTGATCTCCGCGGCTGCACGATCGCGCATTGCACGAAGTTCTTCCGTGGCGATCATCTGCCGCTGTTCGAGTTCGGCCTTCGCACCCTTCATGCGGGCAGCCTGGTTCGCCTCGTCGATCTGCTTCTGCGTCTTGTCCAGGGCCTTGTTGATGTCCTGTGCGGCCATCTGGCTCGGATTCACAGCGGTGCCCGGATCGGGCGTTCCACGTTGACCGGGCTTCGGAGGGTTCTCCAGATCGGTGATCTTGCTGGCGGTTGGCATGCCACCGGGTCCACCGGCCAGCTTCTCTTTCTCGGCGCGGGCACGCTCGGATGCCTTTGTCCAAGCACTCAGAACGCTCGTACCGACTTCCCATGCAACCCAGAGCGCCCCGAGTACCGGGATCGCACGACCGAGGAAGCCCAGTGCCGTTCCGAGTGCAGTGACACCCGTGGCAGCAGCGCCGGCAGCCGCAGGCATGACACGGAACAGCCCGAGGCTCGCAGTCAACGGTGCGATCATCCCGCCAAGCAACGGGATCAAGGCGCGCACGGCAACGGCAACGCTGCCCAACCAAGCTGCAGCCTTCAGCCCGACCAACGCGATGAGGACATCCTTCACTTCCTCGAAGTTGCGCGCGAGGAATCCCAAGATGTTGACGATGAGGCTGAGCACATCACCCAGATCCTTGGCAAGTTGCTTGCCGTCTTGACTCGACAGTAGTGCCGCCAGTTCGGTCAGGAACCTCGTGTAAGCCTGCGTGAAGCCGCTCTCTGCAATTGCCTGCGAGAACTGGTCCTTGGCGTTCTTGAATGCTGCCTCTGCCCTGATCATGTCGGCAGCAGCGGACACCGCGGCATTCGCGTTGTCCTTCATCATCGACTGTGCGAGGTTTATCACTGCACGAGCCGAGATAGAGCCGCTTTCCATCTTCTTGAGCAAGTCTTCAGTGCTCAAGTTCAACTCATTCGCCAGCTTCGCCACCGCACCGGGCAGCCGCTCGGCCAACTGCTGCGTGAGTTCTTCCGCACCGATCTTGCCCTTGCTGACCATCTGAGTCAGGGCCAACATGATGCCCTTGAACTCGTCGTTGGTCTGGCCAGTGCGAACCGCTGCTTGCGCGAACTGCTCGTACACGAAGCGAGTCTCTTCCACCGTCCACTTTGCTTCCTTGGTGGCAGCGATGAACTTGGTGTACTCCAGAGCCGAGTCGCGGAACGACACGCCGATGCGGTTCGACGACTCGCGCAGGTAGTCGATCTCTTGCCGCGCACGCTGCACATCACCGCCGAACGTCGCCACCAGGCGAGCCTCGATCTTCGCGTTGTCGCGCGTGACCGCGATGGCTTCCTGTGCGATGCCGATGCCGGCGTTCAGGCCGATGTAGCTGGTGGCCAGCGCAAGCACCTCGCCGCGCAGTCGCTGCATGTAGCTCAGGGTCGTGCGCTCACCCGTGTTGAACAGGCGGATCTTGTCGGTGATCTCTTGCTTGGCGACGCCAAACTTCTGGATCGAGGCTCGTGCCTGATCAACGCCCTTGGAAGCGTTCTGCACAGCCTGCACCAGCCGCTGCTGAGTACCTGCCAGATCGTTCGTCTGCACACCGGCAGCACGCAGGGCCTCACGCAGCGCACGCGTGCGTTCGACCTGTTCGCCCATGGCATCGGACGCGGCCTTCAGTTTGGCGCGTGCCCCGGCCATCTTCGAGACGACATCATCGCCGCCAGTGCCGGCCTGCAGTTGGCGCACAAGTTCGGCGACAGCCGTGCGTGCGGCCACGTACTCTGCACGAGATGCGCGCAGGGCAGTCACTTGCTTCTGGTAGCCGTCGATCTGGCCGGCGATGGCAACCGCGGCCTTCTGTGCGTCGGCCAGACCATTCAGCAGGTTCTGTGCGTCCTTGACCGGGCCGCGGATCTGCCCGATGCGCTGTGTCAGGCCGGCGAGCGACTGTTCCACGCCGTTGACGTTGCGCAGTGCTGCGGCTGCCGGGTCGGCAATGTCTTTCAGGCTCTGCGCAAGCGAGGATGAGCCACCACCAGCACCTCGGGTGCTCGCAGAGGCTCTGGCGATCGTCTCGTAGCCCTTGGCGGTCTGCGCGAGTTGATCGCCGAGTGCCCTCAGTGTGCGGCGCTCCTTCTCGGCGTCTTCGATGGCCTGCAGTTGCGCGGCACGTTCCTTCTCGCGCTGTGCGGACATCGCAGCTTGGAAGTCGGCCAACTGCTTCTGCGACTTCGCCAGTTCGGCGTTCTTCTTGTCTTCCTGTTCGAGTAGATCAAGCCACACCCGCTCATAGGCGATGCGCTTGTTCTGCGCAGAGATGTCGTTCCGCTCTGCCTCGAACTTCGCCGCTTCTTGCGCCGCCTTGGCTTGAGCGGCGGCTACGGACTGAATCGAGGCTTGAAATGCCGCCTCTGCTGCCGTTGCTGCGGCGGTGGACTGGCGGAACGTCCGCATGTCCGCGTCGAGGGTCTGCAGGGCCGTATCCTGCCGCTCCAACGCGACGTTGGCCTGGCCGATGGCCGTGACGATCTTCTGCTGTGCTTGCGACACCTCTGCCGCAGCGATGCCGTACTCACCGAGGCGGTCAACGGTGGCAGTGACCCGATCGGCCGCACGACGTTGCGCGCCTTCAGCCCGCTCGACGGCCTTGGCCAGCTTGTCGAGTTCTCGGACCTGTGTCTTGGTCGGCTCTTCGCCGGCCTTCAGGCCATCGGTGTATGCCTTCTGTGCGGCACGCGCAGCCTCAAGATCGCGCTCGACTTTCTTGAGGGCTTCGCTCTGCTGCTCGAAGGTCTTGATGAGCGCACCCTGCTTGGCAAGAGCACGGGCAGCGTCTTCGATGCGGCGGTACGCATCTTCGAGGGACTTGGCGCTTACCTCACCCTTCTTCGCGGCATCGAGTTGTTGTTCCTGTGCCTTGGACAGAGCCTCAAGAGACTCGACCACTTGCTCCAGGGTCTTCTGCGAATAGTCCCTCGCACGGATTCGCAGTTCAACGTCTTTGCCTTCAGCCATTCTGCAGACCTTTCAGCAGCTTCGCCAGGTGCTCACGACCCGACTTGCCGGATGTCATCTGCGCTGTGATCACAGCGTCGAGCAGAACGGCCTCAGTGGCGATGCGCCGGTTCTCCCGCTCGCGCGCAATCTGCGCCTCTTGCCACAGCACGACGAGCGGGTAACGCCTGGCGTGTGCGTGTCCTTCTGCGAGCAGTAGGGATGCGTCTACACGCAGATCCCGGTATACCCGCTGTGCCCTCGTCAGGTGGGAGAGTCCGTCTTCTGCACTGCCGGTGCCAGCGTTTGCAGAAGCGTGCCCAGACTCTCGAAGAACTTTCGAGCACCACCGGCTTCCTCGAAGGTCAACTCGAAGATCGCCTTCAGGATGTCGACTTGCTTGGGCAGGCCCAGCGTGCGAGCCCTGTCGATTTGGTCAGGCTCGTCGCAGGCCAGTGCGATCATGTGGCCGACCAGTGCGGGGGCCTCGCGGCACAACACCACTGCGAACTGCGCCATGGCACGCACACGACTGGCCTCGTCAACCTCGTCATAGAGGCCGAACAGCGCGTCGATGTCGCGCAGGTACAGGTTCATCAGCACGGCCACATCGTCAAGCGACAGGCCGCGAACGGAAACGGAAGAACCCCCGCGAAGGGGGATCTCACGTCGCAGAGGCTGGTAGTCCGCGAGGCTCATGCGTCACCCGATCAGGCTGCCCGGCCGTCCACATAGACGCGTTCGGTCGAAGCGTCCTTCTTCAGCGCGGTGAAGCGGAAACCCATGGTCATCCACTCGGTGCCCTTCAGAGCGTAGTCACCGTCCGGGGCCATGTTCACCAGCGGGAAGTAGAAGTTCCGGTTGGTGCCAGTCGGGTTGGCCGAAACGAAGCGCAGCGCACCGCGGATCTGCTGATCCTTGGAGATGACGCGCTCACGGGTCGTGCCGGCCACGTTGTAGGTCACCACCAGATCATCGCCGTCCACAATGCCGGCAGCGGTCGCCAGGATGAAGACGCGGCCGAGGTCGATGTCCTCTGCGGTCTGCACCCAGTTGTTCGCCGCCAGCACAGGGGTGCCACCCTTGGTGATGCCGGTGATCGTGCATTTCGGCAGACCGGCCGGCGAGTTGGTGCTGACGCCGAGTTGGTAGTAGCGGCCGAGTTTCACGTCGGTCAGGGTCTGCGTGCTGCCGGTGGCCGATGCCACGGTGGCACTCTGCACGCCGCTGCCCAGCAAGAAGAGGTTGATCTTCTCCATGCTGATGTCCTGCGTCTGCAAGCTGCCGGTCACGTCGACCTGCGTGGTGACCTGCTCGATCAGGACGTTCAGACCCTCGTCGGCATCGTAGCCGTCGAGCGTCTCGGTGGCGACGTTGTAGCTGAACTCGGTGGTCTGCGCGAAATAGATTTCGCCGTGACCGACGACGGTGCCCGGGTCAAAGGGCTCGAAGTAGACCTTCCCTTTACCGAGGGTCAGGTTCTGGTTGGTGCCAGCCATGGATGTGCTCCTTGCTTTCCAGTTGACGAAAGGATCGCCTGTGGATCACACCGTAGTGTACGGGGTGCCCACGGGCACTGCGACGCCCACCCGCAAGGGCAGGAAGAAGAAGGCCGAACCAGAGACGGTCTTCTCCGGTGGCCGCACTACCGGAGCCATGATCTCCAAGTCGGAAATCAGGTTGCCGAGTAGGTAGTCCTGCGGGTACAGCGCATTGCCGCTGTTGTTGTCCACCGCAGTGATTCGAGCAAGGCGCATCTCGACGGCTGCGCACAGGTTGTAAGCCGCGTCGCACGGGTTGGTCGGATCATCCGCCACGATGCCCTGCACGAAGAGGTTCCACATGTCCTTGCGGGCCTGCTGGTAATCGCGCGTGAACACGGCGTTCGCATCGGTCTGCGGCGCCTCGATCAGCGACACGGCGGGCAGAGGCTTCACCTCTTCGCCGATCAGCATGCGGCCACGGAACACCTTGCCGGTGAGGTTGTAGCTCTCTGCGGTCTGGCCGGGCGTCACCGTCTCGATGACACTCTGCAAGCGTTGCAGGACCAGCAGGCGAGTCGGGACGAGGCTCACAGGCGGAACTCCAGTTGGCGGAAGAACTCTGCGCTCACCAGATCGGCGATCGGCAAGGCAATGTCGTCTGCAACGCTGCGGAAGACCTGATCAACGGACGGGCCGTACAGCAGCGCAACCTTGTCAGGCACAAGCCAGCCTCGATGAGTGCTCTTCTTGTTCGAGATGGTGTCACCCGGCTTGACGCGGACGGCCAAGCCGACGTTGTAGTTGTCCTCGGTCAGACTGGTTCCACGCTTCAAGCGCACGAGCCAGGCGGCCCGCAGCGCTGTCGCCGTGCCAGTGCCAACACGCACTGTGATCCCCGGCTTGCCGATCGGCTGCCCAGAGGCGAAGCGCGCGAGGCTGGTAGCACGCTTGCGAGCGAAGATCACACCTTCAGGATTGTCGGCCTTCGCGTACTGCTTGATCTTTAGCCGATCGCCCGACAGGTAGCCCTTCGGAAAGGCGATCTGCTCTTCGATCGTGCCGCGGATCAACTGCATGCCGCTGCGCGACATCACTTGGTTGATCGCAATGGCGGCACTCTTCGACGCTACATCGGGGAACGCCTTGAAGACCCCTTGCGCGTCGTTGATCCCAACGGCGTCCACATAGGTCGTCACAGCGCCCTCACGCTCCAGACTTCCTTGATCGGCCCGTCATCCGGGTGCTTGACTTCCAAGCTCAGAACGGGACCGTCAGCCAACGTCACCTCTCCGGTGCGCTGCAGCACGATCCCCTTCTCAACCAGTTCCGCCTTGTCGAAGATGAGCACTTCGATGCCCACCATCATCTGCGCATAGCCGGCGTTGTCGATGTCGCCGCTGACGCCCATCTTGTGATGCCAGCGTGCGCGCAACTCGACGGGCACCGACTCGCCAGGCGCGATGTAGCCGACCGTCACGCTCATGGTGTCATGCACCGCGCGACGGGCCTGCTGACGAGCACTGGCG